AAAATTTTTATGACACTCAAATAAAATCTAATTTTCCTGATATTATCGATATAAAAATAAGTACTAATGGAACTGTTTCTACAGAGGGTGTAGCTGTAAAAATAGTTGAAAAATTATCTTCATTAGGACCTAGTGAAGATAGTACTTTATATAGTGAAGTATCAAATACTTGGTTTAATATAACAAGGTCTTCTTCTGTTTTAACATTTACTAGTAATTTTTTAGGTTCTAGTAATGTTATTGAAGTTGGTACTAACAACTTTACAATTTCTTCTACATATTTTACAGTTAATTCTCTTATTGTTGGAAACGGAATTATTGATACTAATTTAGACCTTTCTTGGGTACATTTTTTAAATGATAATGTTACAGATGTTTTAATAGGTATTACAAAATTTAATCAATTAATGAAAGTAAATGATGTTTATTCTTTAAATAGTACATTTGAACTTATCTCTAGTTCTTTAATAACTGATGGTTTGAATAATATATCAGCTCAAAATAGAAATAATAATTTATATATAGGCACTGGAAATTCTCCTGATACTAAATCAAAATGGTTTGGTAGGATAAAAAGAACACAGTTAGGAAGAGAATTAGAAGGTCAATATTTAGAAGATTCTGAATTAAAATCTCCTGAAAGATTCTTTAAAGCATACGACTTTGATAACGTAGTAGTTCCAACATTACACAGTGGAATGAATAGTACTAATAGTATGATAGCAGGTTCTGCTAGTTTATATGGAGATGGAACTGTTGGTGATGCTTTTGGAGGAGATGATGTTGATGCAGAAGATTTTAGTGGAAATATTTATAGAAGTTTAAATGGTTGGGTTATGCAATGTTTAAAAAATGCTGGTATTGCATTTAGAAGTGATTTAAACACAGATGCTGATGATGATAGTAATTTTCATTGGTCATGCGTAAGAGAAGGAATGATATTAAGAGTTTCAATAGGTGATGATAATGTAGACCAAGCTTATTCAGCTTATCATGCTGGAACTCCTGCTGATGGGACTGCTGTAAAAGAATTAAGAAAAATAAAAGAATTTGGCTATTGTGATATTTCTGCTGCTACAGCTAATACTGAAGGAATGGAATTACATGATGGTGATTTATTTCAAATAATATCAGTTCCAAGTGGAGCGGCAACTGGACATGATAGTTTAGGTGCAAATGTGAGTTATGGTAACTCTAATACTTACCCTAGACTTATGTATGTTGGTTCATTAAATGGAGATAATACAGACCATAATAGTACTGATGCTTATGTTCCAGCACCAGCTTGGGCATATGCTCATCATAATGATGATAGTGTTTTACATAGAATTTCATTAGCTGAATGCAGAGACTCTACAATTACAAGTGCAGAAACTTTAAATACTTTTTCTACTGCAGGAGCTACAGGAGGAACTATAAGTAGTGAGTGGTTTAATACTAGAGTTACATCTGTAGATTTATCACACTATCTTCCTAATAAATTTTTTAAGATAGGAACTATTTCTCAATGTATGTCTACAGATGGTGAAGGTGGTATTGCTGGAAGAACTGGAAGTTTAAAAAAATTAACTGTAGATACAGTTACTAGATGCGATAAAGTAGGAGCTGCAGGTACAGATAACGATGAAGATGTATATGTTAAATTTCACACTACTGAAGACCATTCATATATGATTGGAGATTGGGTTACCATTGATGATAGTACTAATCATGATGGAACTTGGCAAATTATTTGGGTAGATGCAGATGAATTTGTTATATTCAACCCTAACTCTTACACAGATACTGATAATGATTGTACTGTTATTTCTTATAATAGAAATTTTTATGCAGGTCATGGAAAATTGTGGGTAAGCGGTGTAAACGAAGATGAAGAAAGAAAATTATATATAGTAGATGTTACAAATTGGACAAAAATTGATATTGATAAACCAAGGATATCTTTTAAAGAAGTATATTTAAATTTCACTAGAATACATCAACATTTAACATCAAGTTCAGAAGGTGTAGGATTATTAGAAGAATTTAGATATAGTAATGGAGAAGTTGGTGAAAAACCCTATATAGATTCTTCTTGGAACCCTAATCCTAAAGATTGTTTTATAGGAGCTATATGTGAAACATATTCCCACCAACCTCATTTAGATGATGGAGCTAGCAATGCAAATGGTAAGGG